GGCGGTGTGTGGCTGCATACCCGCAAGGATGACGCTGTAGAGGTTCGCTTCGGCGGACAGGTGCACGAGTGGATGGACGGCGACAAGTTCAAGACCGCCCAGACAGGCTATCAGTCCGTCATTGCTGTCCCGCACGATTTGTACATTTCCGGCTATGGCTCCAAGGCCGTCAACAAGCTGACGCTCTGGAGCGCCAGTATGCCGCAGAGCTTTGACATGAACGCGTTCTCGCGCGGCGATTATGTCCGTGCGCTCGAGCAGAATACCATGGCCGAGGCCATTTCGAAGGTTCTCTATCCGGCAGACAACCACATCAACGGCAAGCGTCTGCGTCTGCGCCAGCAGTATCTGCTGGTGTCCAGCTCACTGCAGTCGATCCTGAACGAGCATCTGAAAAATTACCATACGCTTGATAACCTGGCTGACAAGGTCGCCGTGCACATCAACGATACACACCCGGCACTCTGCGTGCCAGAGCTGATGCGCCTGCTGGTCGACGAGCACGACTACGGCTGGGAACGCGCGTGGGAGATCACCTGCGCGACGCTTTCCTACCCCAACCATACCGTCATGGCCGAGGCACTTGAGCGTTGGCCGGTCGATCTGTTCCGGGAGCAGCTGCCACGCATTTACGCCATCTGCCAGGAGATCAACCGCCGCCTCATGGAAAAGCTGCACTGCGTCTATCCGAACGATCCCGGCAAGTGGGAGTATATGGCCGCTGTCACGAACAGCGAGGTCCGCATGGCGAACCTCTGCCTGGCCTGCTGCCATAAGATCAACGGCGTTTCGCAGCTGCACACGGAGATCCTTGAAAAAACCATCTTCCGGGATTATTATAATCTCGATCACAGCCGCTTCCTGAACATCACAAACGGCATTGCGTACCGCCGCTGGCTGTGCCAGTCGAACCCGGCGCTGACCGGCTATCTGCAGTCGCTCATCGGCGACGGCTTCCTGAACGACGCGAACGCGCTCGAAGCGCTGCTCCAGTACCGTGACGATCCTGATGTTCTGGAAAATCTGCAGGCCATCAAGCGCAAAAACAAGGTACGCCTTGCCGCTTATATCGCGAAGCACAACGGTGTCAACGTCGACCCGGATTCGATCTTCGACGTGCAGGTCAAGCGCCTGCATGAATACAAGCGGCAGCTGCTGAATGTCCTGCATATCCTGACGCTTTACAACGATATCAAGGATCACCCGGAAAAGCCGGTCTATCCGCAGACATTCATCTTCGCGGCCAAGGCCTCCGCAGGCTATTATCTGGCCAAGCAGATCATTTCGCTCATCGTCGCCGTTTCCAATCTTGTAAACTCTGACCCGCAGGTGCAGAACAAGCTCAAGGTGGTCTTCATTGAAGACTATAAAGTCTCGCTGGCCGAGATCATCATCCCGGCTGCCGACCTGTCCGAGCAGATCTCCGTTGCGGGTAAGGAGGCCTCCGGTACCAGCAACATGAAGCTGATGATCAATGGCGCGGTCACGCTCGGCACGCTCGACGGCGCAAACGTCGAGATTCGTGAGCGCGTGGGCGACGAGAATATGTTCCTGTTCGGCATGACGGCCGACGAGGTGCAGGCGCTGTGGCAGCGCGGCTATGACCCGCGCCAGTTCCTGACGCCGGAGCTTGACAGAGTTCTGCAAATGCTGACCTCCGGCGTGCTGGGGCAGCGCTTTGACGATGTCGCCGCTTCGCTCCTGACGCCGCGCTTCGGCGCTGCCGACAGCTACATGACCGTCGCGGACTTTGTAAGCTACAAGGCTGCCAAGGCGCACGCGGTCGAGGTCTATCAGGACCGCACCCGCTTTGCAAAGATGTCCCTCACAAACATCGCAAGAGCCGGCATTTTCTCCTCCGACCGCTCGGTCGAGCAGTACGCCAGGGAAATCTGGGATCTGTAAGCACCACAGCAAATATTCCGAAGGGGCCGACAAGCATCGTCGGCCCCTTCCCTGATGAAATGGACGGTACGCCACATGAGAATTCTATTCGACAGCAAGCTTTCGCAGTTCAAAACGCCCTTCGGAACGCTCAAACGGCAGGAGGTCTGCACGCTGCACATCATGATCCCGTGCTCTTGCCGCACAACGGCGGTCTGCCTCGTTTTGCAGGCGGAAAACGGTGCGGAGCTGCGCTGTGTCCCGTTTGCAAAGCAGTCAGACGATACGCTCTACGATACCTGGGGCGGAGAGCTGACGATTTCCGATGCCGGACTGTATTTCTATTACTTCCATATCACCACGCAGGATGGCGCGTTCCGCCTGTTCAAGCAGGGCGAAAGCGACACGAACATGGAAGACGGCGGCCTCTGGCAGCTCAGCGTTCTGGAGGAAAAATTCCCCGTCCCGGACGACTGCGCGGGCGCAATCATGTATCAGATCTTCCCAGACCGCTTTTTTCAGGCCGGAGTTTGTGACCTGACCGGGAAGATCACGCCCTATTGGGTGCATGAGAACAAGGACGACGTGCCGGTCTATCTGCCGAACGCCAACGGCGAGGTGCTCAACAACGACTTTTACGGCGGAAATCTGAACGGCATCCGCGAAAAGCTTCCGTATCTGCACGCGCTCGGTGTGGAGATTTTATATCTCAATCCGATTTTCTATGCATGGTCGACGCACCGGTACGATACCTGTGATTACAAGCGCATCGACCCCATGCTCGGCACGGAGGCGGATTTCCGCGCGCTCTGCGGCGCGGCGCACGCGCTGGGCATGAAGATCATTCTCGACGGCGTATTCAGCCATGTCGGCAGCCGCAGCGCGTATTTTCAGCAGGCGATCCATGACCCGGCCTCGCCGTACCGCGGCTGGTTCCGGTTCAAGCAATATCCAAACGTCTATGACAGCTGGTGGGGGATCACGACGCTGCCGTGCATTGACAAGCTGAACCCGGATTATATGGACTATATCATTGACAGTGACGACAGTGTCGTCGTCCCCTGGCTGGTGCTTTGGCGGGGCTGCCGGGGCTGGCTTGTTATAAGTGATAGCTGCGGGGGCGGAATATTTCCCCTCGGTGTTGCAAGCAAACAGGTATAACGTCCCTCGGCGTTTCGTAAGCGTAACATCAAAAGACAGCCCGTCTGTTCTTGCAAGTAACGCGTCAGAATCCCCGCCTGCGTTGCTGTTTGTCCTAAGTTCATAGAACTGTACGTCAGCATTGGTTACGGGATTCCACGATAAATGTGCCACGCTACCAATAACCATCTTGAAGTTATCTGGAGTATTCGGAATTGTGGATTTCAACGCGACTAATTTGTCGATTTTTGGTGCATCATCCGGGAGATTAAATACACCCCGTCCATCAGCTGTGGTAATTGCTATTCTGTAGGTGTCGCCGGGTAGAGCCTGCGGAATAATCAGCTGTCCTTTTCCCTGCCCTGCGTACACCCATGCCCCGGCAAAACCAAGTTCATCGGCGCTTAGCCCGTCTTCAATGACGATTGCCTCGCCTTGTACGTGGTTTGTTTTATACCAGACACGACCGACTAAATCCGTAGATTCCCACGATACAAGAATATCGTATCTATGAGACCCATTTGGCAGTGTGCGGTACCGTGTGTATGCTTTGATGTTTTTTGGCGTTTCCGCGGGATGCAGCCACGCAGATAAATCTACTCTGGCCGTAGAGTAGCTGGATCGCTTGCCGAGTTCGTTTTCCGAATATACCCGGACAGTGTATTTCTTGGTTCCGTCTGCCTCAAAGGTATAAGAGTTCTCGCTGTTTTCAAACCTTCCGCGGTGTACCCAGACATTAGCTCCGTCCTCTCTTGTCTCGAGATATACAGTATTAGCCGTTTTAGGATTAATCCAAGCGCAATGCACAGAGCAATCTGTGCCGGCTCCGTAACCCGTTTTAATGGTACAAGTAACAGTAAGATCCGTCGGGCCGCTGACGACAGTATCGTATGCCGTTATTTCCGGCACTTTACTCGTATCCGGGCTGTACAATTCCGGATAATATTCAATCCCGGTAATAGTCCGGGTAGCATCGTCCATCCCTTTTTCAATAGCTAAAACTTTAAACATTTTAGCTATTTTCCCAGTTTTACCCGCGGCATAAACTGCAGCTGCAGAAAAACCGGTAGCGTCTGAAACTGTTACTTTGCTTCCGTCAATTGAGATAATTGCCGTCTCAAAGATTTTATCGGTATCTTGATCACGAACAAAAATTGAACTGTAATCAATATCAATAGGCTGATCCAGAGTTAATTCTTTTCCATTAACGCTAACAATCCGACCACCAGTGCCCCATGTCGTATTATCGGTCTGTACAAGGATAACATCGCCGATTGTGCAAGCGATCGCATCGACAAACGCATCAAACGAAACTGTACGAATTTCATACTTATTCGACCGAAGTTTATACCGTCCGAACGCATAGGCTTGTTTCAATGAGGTACACCCCATCAGTTCAATCTGCACGGGCTGTATATTTCTTTCTGCAGTATCGTAATCATCGCCGTAGACCGTCAACACGTCGCGTTCGTAGTTCTTATCTTTATTCAGAAAAGCTATTTCAACTGCGTTTGCCCGCTGATCCCGAGCCTGAAATTCTTCTTTAAAAGAGTCCTTTTTCATGTTGGCGACGGTAAACAACTGTACCGGCGTTCCTGCATAGTCATAGACGCAAGAGAACTTAGTACCCATCAGCAGAATAGCTCCGCGGCCAACGCGGCACGGGTAGTCTTTTGCATCCCATACGGACATAGCGCTGTCGTATAAATAATTAAACGCCATCCCGGCGTTAGCGCATGCTGCCGCCCACGCTTTGAAAGCATAATAGTCTATGTTTTCTTTTCGGACGCCGTCGGCTTCATACTCAAAACCGCCTTCTGCAGTATCAATCTTCAAGCAGTGGTGCAGGATATCATAAGTAGCCCATGCCGGATTGTCCGCCGGGCGTTCTTCGTAATGCTTTGTCGCTGGATTCCAAACATTAACATTTTTACGTGTGACGAGACACGTCATAGATGGGTCGTTCCCGGACAACTGGTCGGTGGCCAACGCTTTAATCCCGATAAGTGCTTTGCCCGGATACTCAAAGTCGTCATAAATAACTTGAGTAACGCCTTGCCACTGTACTTTATTCGCGTACCGGATAGAAGTGCCCGCTTTTTTTGTACATCTTGCGCGCACTTCGTATCGTGCAGGTTCCAGATCTCGGACAGCATAGACAAGATAAAATGATTTATTGGTGTTTTTCTTAATCCGACCTACGTCAATATTCTTCCAGTCGGCATCACCCACTTTTCGATATTGCGCTTCCAGGTCAATCCACGTCTCTGAAGTACCACCGCTATCATTTGAATAGTACAGACCGGCGGGGAATGAAAATGTTAATTCAAGCCCCTGTGCTGTATTTCCGTCTAATTTATGCGTATGCCAGTTACTATCATCGTTGAGTTCATAAGCAAGCCCTGTATCAGCATAAGAGTCATTAAAATTCGGAATAATTTTTTGTGTATTCGCGCCCAAACGGATATCTACCTGCACATCGGCATAGTTGCTTATCGGATTTCCATTGAGTTCGATGTTAGATATTTCATCAATCGGCCCCTCGGCTACGCAGTAGAGTATATTCAGATACTGCTTTTCACCTTCGGACACGACGTGCCGTGCAAGCATAATACCCGAAGTCTTAACAGTGCCGTAAACAATAGGCAGGGGATATCCCTGCCCTGTTAACGTCGTCGGAGCGCCCCATCCGTAAGTATTTGACTGTTCGGTATTACTCAAATCCGCTTTCGGGGTCGGCGTCAGCTTATTAACCAGTGCATTCCCCACCATACCGATTGCAAGAGATAACCCCATGCGCGCCCACATACTCGTCATACCGCCGATAAGACCCGCCCCGACGCCTGCGGACAAAACAGTAATTCCGATGGATAAAATCCACCCTAAGGCTTTACCCTCGATTTTCGGCATGACGACGAGCTCTTCCCCGTCCGCGGGAATATACTCCGCACCGCAGGGGACACCGTTAATTGCGTATACTTTCTCTCCCTCTTCGGAATGATATTCTTTAACCGTTTTCCCGCTGCACGACTCGTAATAATCTTTTCTTTGCCGCCTGTCAAACGGATTATTAACGATAATTACATGGATCATATATACATTCCTTTCAGCCGCGGTAAAAATTTAGAAAAACGTTCAATACACACACCGCCTTCCGTGGCGTGCAGAAGTTGATTGTCACCAAGATATACTCCCGCATGGTCAATGCCGTGACCCTTAATTGAATATATGCAGATACAGCCGATTTCGGGCTCTTCGAGTTCTTGATATTGATCGTGGCCGTCAGGAGTTCCGGCAGCGGTGAGCAGTTCGCGGTAATCCGGTAAACTCTTGCCGTTCCGGCGGTAATACTCTTGCACCAAATCCCAACATTTCATTTCTGAAAACGGCTTTCCGATTAAATCAGTTATCTCTGACATAAAGGCCTCCCTGCGGCACCGTCGGGCATCCGCCAAAACGCTTATTATTACCGCACTTGCGGCAGTCCGAAAGTGTTTTATTGCAGGTTGTCACGATCCCCTTATATCCACAGCGGAGACCTTTGAATTTAAAAGGACAAAAATCTTTCAATACGCGAGTTGCGGGGAAGCGTTTCTGCAACGAAAAACTGGTGCCAATATTCAGCGTTGCTGTCTTTTTATCTGCAGATGACCCGATAACATCAAACACCTCTTCATCTAAAATCTCATCCGGGACATTTGTATTAATAGCTTTGAGCGATACCGTGACGCCATCTGCCCCGTCGTATTTTTCAAGCAAAGCTTGCATGGATCCTGTGATGTTGCTGATATTCAATCTTGCCGATGGCATCTCTGTACTACTCACTTTGATTTTATCGACGCTGAATGCGTAAGCGTAGTAAGTGACGCCTTGAAATACAATATTTTCGTTGTTAGCTACTAAGTGCAGACTTTCATCTCTGCACGTAATATCACACAGAAGAAGATCAGCACCGTTAGAAGCCGTTTTATTCTTTTCAACGATTGCGGCTGTAGATAATTCCATTTATGCCTCCTCCAGTGTTATCTGCCCTGAAAACAGCCCCGGATTAACAAGGTCAAATTCAAGATCTCCGGAAAATCGAACGGTAAACGTCTGCCCTGCAAATTTACATCCCGGCTCCGGTGGATATGTCCACTGAAATTTTAAGGCGTTGCCGTATGTCTGGTCGTTAAAAAATGTGTCAAGCAGGGAATAATCGGCCGCAGGCAAAGCTGACCACTGCAAAGTAAAATGCAGCGGCTTTTTTGTAAACCTCGGCCGCGTGTTGATAGTTTCATTGTCCTGTTCCATTTTGTATGTGTGGTCTACCCGCTTATGCTTTAGCGGATAGATAGGATTTTTGATGTTCGGAAAATTCAGCATATTAACCTCCGCGAACGCCTGCTATGACATCTCGCATGTGATCTTCATTTGTGTAAACAGCATTTGCTACGGTCTGCAGAATAATCGTTTTCAGAATCCGACCATCCGATTGCTGCATTGTTTGCGTTTTAGCCTGCATTGGCGTACCAGTATTATTCTGAACAACCACCTGCACTTCCGGCGCCTGTCGACCTACATTGACACTCGGGATAATCGTGCCGGATGTGCGGGGGACGAACAGCTCTGGTCTGCGTTCTCCGACGATGTAGGCCTGCCCCGCAGATACCGGGCCGCCATTAGCGCGAAAGTTAAGTTTAGGCGCTACGGACGCAATCATCCGGTCACCCCAGCTCTGGCTAAAGTTGCCGCCGAGAGAAATCCCAGTTCCGAGGCCTCCCCCGCTGCCACCTAAAAACCGACTTAAAAAGCTCGTCACGACCTGTTTTGCCATAAAATTTGCAATTGCTTTTAGCATGCTTTTAAGCATGTTACTAAAAGAGCTTCCGATGTTTTTAAAATCGAGAGTCAGCACATCGGTAAACATATCTGTAAAACCGTCTGCCATCGAGGATGCGACACTGCTCATGGCGTCCTGCATCTGCTTACCTTTAGACCCGAAGTTCTCGACCATCTGCTGCAGCGCCGTATTCCAAGCTTCACTCCAGGTTTTTGGTTCTTTAGCCAGCTCGTCGTCCCGCTGCTTCGTGATAAGTGCAAGCTGCGCATTATACCAGCGCTCTACCGCAAGTTTAGCTTCGGCGCTATCTTGAGTCAGTGCAACTTCTTTTAGCTTGTTCTCTTTTTCGCGTTTTAGCTTTTCCAGATCAATTTGGTACTGTGCTTCCGCCTGCGCCGAAATGCTTTTAGTCATTTTAGCTAGTGCAAGGTTCGTATCATTAACAAGATCTGTATTAGCTTCTTTCCACTTTTTTACAAGTTTATCTTTTATAACACGGCCATATTCTTCAAGTTTTGCCTGCAGTGCGTCCGTATTAACTCCTGCAGCCGCGGCTTCTTCAATTTCTTTTTTTACTTTGGCTATTTCTCTATTCAGTTTGCCGATTCCTTTTTCGTAAGCTGTTCCTGTTTCGTCAAGGATTTTATCGGATAAATCCGAAACGGCATCGGCGATCTTTTTTGTCAGCTCTTCAATTTTCTTTTGCGCTTTGTCTACAGCACCAGCGCCACCGCCTCCTGAACCCCCGACGCTTCCGCCACCACCAACAGAGCCACCACCTTGATTAACAAAATCAGTAGGCCCCTTCTCCACTTTTGAAGTAATATTTCCGTCAATTGTCACGAGATTGGTCAGTGCTTGAAACGTTTTAGAGTTTGTAACTGCGTCTTTTGCGGATTCAATTTCTGCGCCGACCATACTTGCGATTTTTCGGATGGCCGTACCGACGACCCCGAGTTTGTCCAAGCAGGCATTCACGAAATCGACAATAGCGTTATATGCTTGCGACAGCCAGTCACCCACAGTCGCTAAAAATCGATTAGCCAGCTGCACAATTCCGCTAAGCAATCCGTTATACAAGGTGTCAAATGCACCACTTATACCGTTCAGTACGCTTACGATATAGGATTCTACCGAACCAATAACGGCCGCAATGTCTGCGATAACGCCGCTTACCACGCGCCACACATTAACCGTCACTGTTGCGACAGTGTCTAGCATATCTAAAAATAGTTTGCTATCCCTCTCTAAAAGAGGTTTAAACAAGTCGCCAAGAGCTGATGACAGATTATCAATGACCGGCATAACCGCAGAAATTCCCTGTCCGATTGAGTTAAAAAGGTGGCTGATATTTTTTGCAAGCCCGTCGGGCACTAGGTCGTCAAAAATGTGTGACAGTCCCTTTGTATTTACGTTTTTAAGAGCTGTATTAAACACATCACGGACTTTGCCGATCGCATTTTTCATGCTGTTAAAAAGCGGTTCTCCGATTTTACCGAGTATTTGGCTTGCGTTGTCCTTAATGGTGCTCAGCATACCGGAGAAAGAATTGGACATCTTGGCCATCATGTTCGGAAACCGTTCATTCATGCCTTCCGTGAGCGCTTTTATGGCCGCGTCGGCACTGATGCCCTGGTTCCCGATATCCGACAATTGATCTGCGGCAAGTCCTAAGTTTTTAGCTAAAATATCTTTGACCTGAATCCCTAGCTGGGACAACTGCATGACATCCTGCCCCATCAGTTTTCCGGTTGTTTTAATCTGCCCCATGACGAAAGCCATCTGCTTCAATCCTTCGGCGCCTCTACCAAGACCTGCAGATGCATTTCCCACCGCGGTTAAAGTAGGGATAATATCACGCGCCTCGAAGCCGAACGCTTTTAACTGCTGCGCCGCGGGAGCGATATCCTCAAATTCGAATGGCGTATCCGCCGCAAACTTACGCAGCTGGTCCATCATAACCTTGGCGTCTTGCGCAGAGCCGAGCATAGAAGTAAATGCGATATTGGTCTGCTCCATCTTAGCGTTGTAGCCTATAAATTTATCACCTGCGGCACCGAGAGCTGCGCCTAACCCTGCAACTGCCGCAGTTACTCCCGCAATCGCCAATCCTGCGGGACCCGCTTTTGATAGAATCCCGGTAAGCCCCCCGGACGTTCCTTTTCCTATAGAATTGATTTTTTGCGCTATGCTCGAGATCTTAGATTCCGCGCCCGATGTATCCACATTTACATTGATATTTTTGTCCCTGAGCTTATTCAGTTCCGCCTTAACTTTGCTGATAGACCCCGAAGCATTATCCTTTGCTTCAATTCGCGCTTCAATCGTTTTAGTGCTGCTTGCCAATTTCCCTCACCTCTTCCCGCATGATCATTTCCATCGCATTTATCTTTTTCAAAATCCCCGGAGTTACTTCAATCCCAAGTACAATTGCAACCTGAAATAATGCGTTATAATCAATTCCGATAATGTCGCCTAATCCGCTGGTACGAACTTGCCCCGCACAGTAGCTCCACAGCTCCCACGTTTCAGTGTTTTCTTCTGACAAAAAAGGCCTCCTATGCTCGCAGTCGGCACAAGGAGGCTTCTTATTCAGTTTTCTGTGCAGCTTTTGACAATTCTCACAGTATTCCCGGTGCGGTGACCATTCCCAGCGGTAGGCATCTGTTAGTTTTTTACTTCTGCATCCGTTCCGTATGTCTTTTCAAAAGTTTTTGTGGCAATCCGGATCATTTCGCGATAAGAGAGTTCTTCATCATCTGCAAGTTCCGGATAAACATGATCAAAAACCCATTCAAGAGCTTCAATCGTCTTTGTTTTATCTGCCTCGCCAAGCAAAACTAAATCAAGACCCGCCTTACGCAGGTCTTTGACTTGCTTTCTCGTCATTGTCTTTATTTCGACCATTAGTAAGACTCCTTATCATTTTTCAATACAACCTGCACAGTGCTTTTCTGTGCGTTGCTTTCGTAAAATGCATTCCACGCAAATTTCACAGAAACCCCCGCGGGTCCATCGATCGGCGCGTCGTGCGGTTCAATCTGCACTTCCGGGAAGGTAAATGCCAAACTGCAGTTCTCCGACATTTTAAAGCCAATTTCAAGTGACGTTTTCGCGCCGGTATCAGCAAGTGCCATCATAGAAGTATCCATGAACAGCGCTTCAATGTTCCCGCTTGCTTTAAACAATCCCTCCGGAATATCTCCGCGAATGCCGCCCTTGCCGACAACATACTGATCACCATCAAGCCCTGCGTCCAGAGTAAAATCGCCCGTTTTAACGATTTCGCTTTCTGTGCCGCCAATCTTGACATACGTGTGATTCTGCGAAATGGGAAGCTTCGCTACTGATGTAGCCGACGCGTCATATGTAGCGGACGCAATTTCACGCAGAGCGCCCATAATAGCCAGTTCAACGGTCATTTCGCTATCTTCGCCGAAGCCCCATTTCAGCGTATTTACCTTGCACCCGCGATACAGAAAGTACTTACCTGAATCAGGAAACGCTTTCTCGAGAATAAAAGACGGCTGCGTGTCTCCAACTTTATATGTGTGCGTATTGACGCCTGTGCCTTTTACACTCGTAGGCGCGCCAAGTAACGCTTTCAGCCAGTAGCCGATAGCGCGAAAATCCGCTGGGATGGTCACATTTCCGTCAACGCTTACGCGTCCCAGGCTGGAAATCGTGTTATTACGGCTCCCTGTAATCGTATCCGAAGAGATAAGCGTCTGCTTTTTCTCCATTTCATTTTTGTTAATCGGCAGCAGTATTCCTTTTTTCGCTACCGGCGCCTTATTGTAAGCACTTTCAAAATCTATCGTAGTAGAGGCTTTATAGCCCCTTGCTTGTACTGCCATATTCAATCCTCGCTTTCGTATACAGTAACTGTTATCTCATATTGCACGCCGTACAGCGGCCGCAAACCACCGAGGTCTCCTGTCTTCCGGCTAACTCGAATATCCATGAGCTGAATAGCATTAGTTACCATCCCACTTGCGTTCCGAATTTTCTGCAGAACGGCATCCACTTCGCTTTCCAGCGCGGCCAGTTTTTCATAACCGACATATAGTTCCGTGCCGTCATAACGAATCCAGCATTCAAGATACAGCGTTATAGTTTCATAATCGACCATATCCGAATCGGTGTCCGGCTGTTCATTTCCGCGCATAAGCAGAATAATTCCGTCAGTATTTTTAATCGTCCGTGGATCGTACGCACCCAGTTTTATTTCCTGCGCCGCTTTCTGTTTTTTCAGTTCAGCCTGCAGGTATTTCAAAATTTCAAGCCAAGCCATACTCACCCTCGAAAAATCTTAACCGCCCGGAAACCGGAAGACTGCGAAGTACCCGTAAAAGCCTCCGCAGTCTGCAGCCGATTCTCCAGCATTTTTACTTCATCAGAATATATCTGCACCTTTTTCGCGTAAGCATCGATGTCCTTGCCATCGCTATACATGCTGCCGGGTAAGCCGAACGATTTATTAACCGCCGTCGCGTGGAAAGCATAAGCGGTAATAAACCGTTTGACTAATACCGTAGCCTGCACTTTTGATTTCTCAACGCCTACTTGCGACGCCAAATAATATAAATAGTCATGTGCATCGGCCAATGTTTCTTCGGTTAGAACCGGCCCCAGCAGTTCGTCTTTTGTTATTAGATCATCGACTGTTAAGAGCATTTTCCACCTCCGATTTAGCTAATTCCGCATACCGGTCAAATATGGAGTCAATCTCACTATCGCACGCATCTAAAGCGTTAAAAACAAAAGGATCCCCGGCAAATCCGGGGTGGCGGACGCTTTTAGCGAAAGCAAATCTACCACCCGATGGCCACCGAAGAGCCTTTTTGCTTTTAGCACGAATGGTATGTGCAGGGAACCCATGATGTACAAAATACCCATAATTGGCGCGGTTTAAATCCAATGTGATAACACCAGTCAAGCCTCCAGCTCTATAATCCGTTATTACAGACTGCTCCAAAGCGCCAGTCCTTGATTTAAACCTGTGATTATCCTGTGCGTACTCTGCCACGGTCAAAGTGCTCTCTTTGACTGCCTGCCTTAGCCGCCTCTTGAAGATATCCGCGGTGCTCATTCTGCATCAGCTGCTTTTGCTCTTGAAGAACGTGACCTTTTCGGCTTCTCCTGTGTTTCTTGTGTTTCCTCGGACTGTTCCTCGGTTTCGACGTCGGCTGCGGGGGCCTCTTCGGGAGTTACCGGCTGTACTTCTGCGGCCTCATCGTCAATAACGGTATACCCGTGTTCTTTGAACCATTCAATTAAATAGGCGTCAGAAGTTTCTCCGACGCCTTTAACGAATGTCACAGAAGCGCTTTCGCCGTTATAGTCCTTATTCGGTGCTATAATCTGTGCCATTTTGTACCTCCTTATTTAACTTTGATATTTCTGAGAACCGCAGCCGCTTTCGTTGCTTTCAGTGCAACAGCAGCCACCATTTCTACCTCACCCGACTTTACCGCCCCAGATGTCTTGAAATCAGGCAGCCATGTCTGAACGGGTGCTACACCTGCCATGGAAACAGCATGGAAACCGTCAATGCCAAAGCGTACTGCGTAGAGAGACGTTGTACTCTTAGCCGTGTCAATCGGCACAACAGGATCGTTAGACCCAGACTTCGCGCCTAAATTAACAATCGGGATGCCGTTATAAGTGAGGACAGGACGCCCGAAGTCATCCTTCGTCTCGGTGTAAGCTACCGCGCGGCGAACAACAGCCTTGAATTTTGTGAAGAGCGCCGCATTCATGAGAAGCGCGGACGGCTCGCCATCCATCAGTCCTAAGCATTCATCGAGCGCATCGAGGAATGTCTTATAATTGCTGTCGATAGCAGACCCAGAAGACAAGTCAATTGCCGCGGTAGGCTTATATTCTGTAGAAGACCCGGTCAGCGCTTTTTCAAGCCCGTCAAACGCCTTATTGTTCGTTCCGGTGTCGCCATTGATAACGGTATCGTTCCAAAGCGCGGACGCAGCTTTGATTTTCTGCTGCATCTGGAAAGTTACCTCATTCTCGACACCGCCCATCTTCGCGATGACGCGGTCTACTTTGTATGATCCGCCGAAAATAGCCAAGTTGACAGATTTCTGTTCTTTTTCGGCTTCCTGTGCAGTGTACTCTTCGTTAACGGCTCGGAAGTCAGCTTTCGGCTGTGTTTTCACGCGGTTGTATGAGTAGGTCAGCGTAGCTCCGCCGCCTACCGGAGATACTACGTCATCAAAAATAATATGATCCCAGATAAAATTTGATTTTGCGTACTCATCGATGGTCATTGCCTGAAGATCATCCTGTACATTGAGTTTTGCCTGTGCTAAAGTTACCGGCATGTGTTTTTACCTCTCTTTTCTTTAAAAAATTACTTGTTTAATGCTGCCGCAACTGCTGCATGCAGTCCCTGCGGCTGTGATTGTCTCCCGCTTCCGCCGTTGCCTCCGCCGCTTCCGGGATTCTGCGTGTCTTTTACCGCCCACGCATTATCTTTCAGCCAGCCTGCGGCACCGTCTTCGATAGAGACTGATTCATTTTTGGCATTTGTGAATTTGTAAGTACCGTCATCATCCGTTTTGATAGAACCGACCAAGATTTTTGCAATTTCAGACGGGTTAGCTGCGTTGCCTTTCGTCAAAGCCGCTACGGTCTGCTGCATAATGTCAGCCTGCACTCGCTTAGCCTGTTCTTCTTTCCGGGCATTTTCAGCCGCTTCGTACTTTTTGTTCAGCTCATCCAGCTGTTTCTGCATTTTCTCGGCGGCGGTTTGGTCTCCTGTACCTTTCGCCTCAAGTTCTTCCACCTTTGCTGTGAGTTCGGTAATTTTCGCGTCAGCTTCATTTTTAGATGTGCGGAACTTTGCAGATTCACCGTTTAATCGGGAAATCTCTGCTTTGATGGTAGATACCATTTCCGACCCGTTTTCTAACTTACCTAACGCTTCATACAATTCTGCCAATGTCATAATAAGTACCTCCTGTGTACTGTAATAATGGGCTCCCGTCCCAACAAAAAAGACCGTTCTTTAACGCCTGCGGACGGGTTCCTGCCCCGCGAAAAGGCAATATAAAAGCACTCGTTATGAGTGCTTATTATTTATTTTGATTCCTTGTTTTTTCTGCGTTTCTTTGTTTAAGAAAACTCTGTGCGGCCAATCCTATAAAAGCAAACCCAGCAATTCCGGCAAAAGTAATGTTGCCCAAGCGCAAACTATATATTACTACCACAAGGATAAACATCAGGATTACAAAGGCCATCCACTGCCCTCTTTTGTCCCGTTGTATCTCGGCAGCCAGTGATTTTTCCTGCATTGTTCTCACATGCTTGGAATTCTCTTGAAAATCGTTAATAATAATTTGTGCCGCTCCCGGATAGACATCATCATAGCCACGCAATATTTCCGGAGCCGGTATAGGCCCTGAAGTAATTTGAGTTACCTCTAAGTGCGCTGGAATCGCTTCTCTATTCGCACTAATTGCGTTTTGCTCTGACGTAGAAAGCACCTCTGGACTGCTAATAATATCAGAGTGCTTTTCGTTATTGCTTTTCTCCAACAAATACCCCCATCCGATCCATCGCACGCTTTAAAGCGACTCCTGTAAGTTTCCAACTTTCTCTTGTAATACACACCGCGTTTGGCGGGACGTTTTTCGCATAGTTCGACGTGGGGAATAAATTCATTGCAGAAATACCACAAAAAAACATGGTAAAAAAGCTTTTAACAGCATTCCTTGTTTCAATCATTCTCCACACCTCCTTTGTGTATTACTATTTTACTTAAATAGTCCTTTTTCGTCAAATTTAATTTTCCAGTTAAGCTACATACGTGATTCTTTCTATCTCATCATCTGTTACTGTAAATGGCGGTTCTTCCGTCTCTTCCGCATTTCCTGCTTCCACAAGATAATGCCCCGTGATTGAATCATCCAGTATAACCACTTCGCGCCCATCTTTTAGCAAAACACAATCAAGCTCTTTTGGCATCATCTTTCTACATCTCCTTTCTTTTCAGGTTTCAAGTATGCTGAGGTTAGTCGCGGATATTCATCACGTACACCTTGCTTCCAGCCTGTCACCATCAATATCTTCTTACCTTGAAGATCTACTACAAAAAATCTTGCCTGGAATGTCCGACCATATTCATCGGCTTTTCTTTCCATGATTTCGGCGGTAGTAATATTTTTTCGAATTAGCTCATCGAGTTTTTTACTATTTTCTTGAGTATACCCCAAATATTTTTCAAAGGCAACCGCTTTCGGCCCGCCCGTCTTATGCGCTTTATTGAGACAGTAATTTACCAACTTGTTTTCAGGAATAACCAATTTGTCGGGATTCTTGAATTCATTAGGAACCGCAAGCATAATTCTACTTTTCATCTTTTCGCCGCTGTATCCACGTGCTTTTTCTGTCCAGCTCCGCCCAGCTTTGACGTCTTTCTCGCCGTATACGCCGAGTATTCTTTGACGGTTCGGCAGTGTCTGTTTATTCAACCATTCTCTGCCGCCCTCTTCCATTCTTGCGTGCGGCGTTTCGCTTTTCAACAGCTTAGATCCTACCATCACGGGTCGCAAGTGGCACATGCAGTTCGGATGAACAGGAAGAGTCGGCACTCTATCTTTCGGAAATATCCCGGGCCCCATACCGTATAAGTCGGCTTCGGCATACATGTCACAAATATCGCAAAACGGATGCGCGGTGGACATCTTCCACTTAAACGCTACACAGTCCTCATCCGCCGTCCATTTTGACATAAAACCGTCATTATACGCTCTTGCCATCTCGGTACGTGCGATACGTCGTGCAAAGTACCGCGTGCGTTCCTGCGTCGCTGTATAGACTGCTTTTTCAATGCGTTTTTCATTTCCTGACAGTACAGCATTCTTTACTTGCGTGTACGCGGCTTTCAGCCCCTGCACATTTAATTTCTTCAGATTGCGTTCTACCGCCCGAAGCGTTTTATGAAACTCTGCGCCACCGTATTCTTTTGCTTTTGCAATTTGCGTCAGCTGTTTTAAAAAATCAGGGATATCTTGTTCCGGCAGTGTGTGTCCGTATCCGTAACCATCAAAAAGTGCAAGGGCCGCTTTCTGTATAGTCTGTCCTTTCTTTACCGCTTCGGCGATAACTGCGGCGGCTTGCTTTGTAACTTCTTTTGCGCCCTGCGTTGTTCTTTTGGATAATGTCAATCCGTCAGCTGCCCATACCGCAGTAGACGCTTTTTTTAGCAGCGGTTTGGCGACACCTACCGCGCCGCCTCTTTTCATTTCTCCGATTAACTGCGGCTCTATTTCCCCCTGCATGATTTTCATGACCGGATACAGCTTGTAGGCTTCGTCGACAGCCTCTTTCGGTGTTTTCCCCGCTTTCAAAAGCCGCTTTATTTCAGCTTGAAAAGCTTTAATCGCCTTGTCCGTCGCCGTCAGGATCATCTACATCACCATCTTCAAATGCGCTGTTCTGCTTGCTCTCTTCGATAGCGGCCGCGACCTCTTCAATCATTTTGTCGTAGGTTTCCGGCGGCAGATTAGGCATGTACGCTTCCAGCACCTTCTTCAGGACTTCAAGCTTGTATGTCGGACTGTCAAATCCGAGCTCAAGCGCTGCAGCCGCATTAGACAGAGAATCAACAACATCATTAATTTTAAAGTCACGCGGGTATTCGCAGTTGTAATCGACCGTCTCACCTGACCACATCTCAAATAATTTAACGATAGCTTCGTCGGCATCCTCGCAGCGTACAGCAAAATCCGCCAGTCTTTTATTCGTTTTCTCGAAATCCCACTGCTTAGCCACGCCTGATTTACTCTTGTCGCTCTGTACTCCAATGACGGAATCTAAGCCGGACATACGGAACATTTCCTTGATGATTCTGTCCATCTGTTCCGTCAGCATTTCTGCGGGTGCCACGGGCGGCGCTATGAAAGCAGGCGTGTGTGAAGCGTCCGCCGGATAGACAAGCGCATTATTTGTGCCAACTGTTACTTCGCCGGTGCCGTCATCTGGCATTGTCAGAATGCCAAAAGCCTGATCTCTCAAGAGTTGAGTATGCCAGCTGCAAAGTTGATAGAGAAAGTAATTTGCCTGTGCTACCGATAAATACTCCGACGGCGGTTTAATAATTTTCCTGTCCGTGTTTCTTGCAAGCCACTGCACAACCGGAACACAACCTATATTGTGATTTCCTGTCGTTTTGCCGTCGCCATTCCCGATTGCCCATGAGTTCTGTGTCCAAGTATACGTCTCCGTACTTTTCGCGTTTGCCCCCACTTGCGATGTTTCGGTGTATTGAAACATCGTTAAACGGCCGTATCGGTCAATTGCCCAGTTTTTAATCTGCGCGGGTGTGACAATCTTCAAAAACGGCAGCTTGCGTCCTGCGACAGCGTCACTTCTGCGTTCCGCCAGTTCATCGCTGTTATCGACAACAATGTAGACAACACCGTATAGCTTTGCCTGCATAGCTGCCGATTTACAGAAATCCTGATAGTCTGTGCCGGTTCGGTCGCAGTCATCAAGAAATGCCTGAAACAGTGTTGAACCGTTATAATCGCGTTTGATATCGTTTTTAAATATCGGATCTACTGCAGCATTGACAATCGGCCCGGTGTAATTCAAGTAGTAAGCGAGCCCCTGTCGGTCTTTATAATTCGCCGGGTCTTCCCGCGGATGTTGCCTGAGTCCGGCCCCGTTCTCAAAAAGCCCAGTACCGAAATAAGCGTCTGTCAAAAGACTGTATTTATCCATTTGTCACCTCAATATAAATTGCTCCGCACAGCTTTAATTTTGAACCGTGCAGGCATTAAATCTTCGCAGCCGTACCGGACAGCGTCTATCGCATGATTGTTTTTATCCGGATATGCGCTGATGTACTGCCCGTCGCGCGTTGTTTCATACTCGTATGTCACGAATTCTTTATACGTATTCGGACAGCGCTTTTTATCTATGACAATAGCCGAAAGCCCCTGCAGCCATCGAATACCAAACTCGACACTATCGGGGCCTTTTTTAGCCGCTATAGCTCTTAAGCCTAATTCGTTTAACTCTTTAATTGACTTTGGCTCCGCGCTATCCGCGCGAATTAATGCCGTTTCTGTAATTTTCTTTTTTATTTTTACCGCCGCCTGCCTGTTCGTCAGCTTCGGCTGATAGATTTCATCGAAGACATACAGAATCTCCCGCTTGGCGTCGTAGTGCATAGACACGAAAGCCAACGGGTCTACCGCGAAACCGAAATCTAAACCATACCGCCTGTGGTCAAACTGCTGTATTTCTTCGTCGGTAATCCGCTTCTCTATGACATTTTCAAAAACAGCTCCGCCGGTACCTGTGATTTCCCCGAGATATTCATGTCGGTATGCAGTTTCGTTCTTTGTTTTGAGCTTGTCGGCTTCGTAAATAAATTGCGGGCCTAACCAATCCGGATTGACACTTAAGTAGTCTGAACAGTGAACAAGTCTGTCCTGTTCATCAAGCAGCATTTCTTCATTGACCCAGTTGTTCGCCGATTTCGGCGGATTGTATGATGAGAAGCACCAGAATTTAGATCCGCCGCGCATGAGAGATTGGTTTAGATTGCGGATTTCTTCCATGCCGGCAAACTGATCAAGTTCCTCATACCAGACCACCCCGACATAACCGAACGGCAGCTTGATAGACTTGATTTTCGCTTTATCATCGACACCGAAGAAGAGTATCTTCTGCCCCGTTGCTTTTCTCACCATTTCCATCGGGCTAATTGTCATTTTCCACTTATCCGATATGTGCAAAGCGTCAAGTGCCCATTCCATCTGTGTATAGACGGAATTTCTAAGCGTGTTCGCTACTTTACGCAGAATAACAGCGTGGCATTCCGGGTTCTGCATAAGCAGCAGCGGAATTTCAAGCGACACATAAGAAGACTTTGTACTTCCTCGTCCGCCAGCCAGCACGTAATGCGTATGGCCGTGCTGTTTAACGTCTTTGTGTACAGAGAAAAACGAAGGCGCCATCTTTTCGCTAAGTTTAATTTGTATCATCGATAATCTGCACCTCTTCCGCCCCGAGTTTACTATCTTGATCTTCGAAGAGGTGGTGGCGTTTACCCATTAATTCAAGTGCTTTTATACGATCTTTAGCCGATAAACGCTTTTTGATGATTTTTGATTCACTGAAACCGTCACCGACTCCTTCGACGACGACAACCTCTTCTTTGAGTTCGCCCCTGCCTGCTTTTGATAACAGATACTCGACTTCTTTAGCCGACATGATCGTTTTGTCATAGTATTCATCACGCATTTTCTTAATACGGCTTTGAATCTCAAGTTTTCTCAAGTTTTGATTAGCAATTCTGTCAGCCGTTCTTTTGCTGTATCCGGCTCTTATGGCTGCCTGCGTTGCGTTTAAATCAATCAAGTACTCAACGCAGAATTTTTCTTGCCTCGGTGTCACACCACCACCTCCCTTCTTCGGACAAACGAAAAGCACACACCGGGGAGTGGCATGTGCTTTTCTAAAATTAAGGAGGAAAGTATCTCGCGATATTTTCACAGTATCATAATATCACACTTCATAGTGACATTTAATGACATTTAGTGACATCTTTTCTAAAAATTGTAATCCTGCTCCGTGCAATCTATACACATGCCGTATAGCATACCCCATATCCACAGCTATTAACTCCCACGTTTGCCCCAGTATGTAATACCGATACAACACACATCTGCTACTCTCGTCTTCTACTTTGTCGATCAGTGCTTTAGCCTGATCTCTCTTGTCAATCAGTTCATCCCAAGCGGCATTTACCTTCTCGATCTGTGAGTCCAGCTTATCGACGATTTCATCAAGAGTAGCTAAATGGTTTGATTGTATCTTGTCACCAAGCTTCGGACTTGAGATATTATATGCTCTGCGCCTTAAATCTTCTAATTCCTGCTCGTATGCACGCAGCAATCTGTCCTGTTCTCTGACCGACCTCAAAAACTCTTTAACCGTCATTTCTCCTCCTGCCTGCCGCGACGCACAACGCTACTGTTACGACACCGACGATAGCGCCAATTACGAAAATCAAAATCTCTGTCATTGTTGCCTCCTATACTTATCTACCCTGGCTTTCAAGCTATCCATTACGTACTGCTGTGCCGCATCTTTCATGAGTAACGCCCTAGCCAAATCCTCATCACGAGTACCCTCACAGATCAACTGATGAACAATGACTCTATTTTTTTGACCTTGCCTATGTAATCGCTTATTAGCCTGCTGATATAATTCCAGAGACCAGTTCAATCCAAACCAAACAACATGGTTTCCGCCGTCCTGAAGATTTAAACCATAAGCCGTACTAGCGGGATGGGCCAGTAAAATATCCACCTTGCCCGCGTTCCAATCCAGCTCGTCCGCTGACGTCTGTAATTGACGTATATGTAAATTGGTTTTCTGCAATGCGGCTCTTAGACGATCTAAGTCATGCCGGAAGTTATAAAACACGATCGCATGCTTCCCGTTAAGCTGTTCTATCAACTCCATAAAGGCCTCTATCTTATCATTATGAATCTCTTGCCATCCGCCATCGTCTGTGTACACAGCTCCATTAGCCAGCTGCTGCAGTTTATTGGACAGTGCTGCCGCACTGGTAACATCAAGTACGTGGTCATCGCCTAAATCTAAAACCATTTTTTTCTCCAGCTCGTTATAATCTCTTTGTGCTTTGGCGCTAAGGGCTACCGGAACATCGTGATAAACAATTTCCGGCAACTCTAGATAATCTTCTGACTTCATCGACACACAGATATCGGAAATGGCATCCATAATTGCTTTTTCGGCTCCTTCTTTCGGATCGTATGAGTACACCACTTCGCGGCACCGCCGCCCGGGCTCAAAGTATCGTTCCCGGAAATGTGTAAAATATTTACCCAATCGTTCACCTTGATCCAAAAGATACACCTGACTCCATAAATCTGATAACCCATTCGGGCTAGGAGTGCCTGTCAAGCCCACCAAACGAGTAATATGACTCCTGATAGCCGCTAAGGCCTTAAATCGCTTTGCACGATGGTTTTTGAAGCTACTCATTTCATCGGCTACCACCATGTCAAAAGGCCAGTCGTTTTTATAGTAATCCACCAGCCACACCACATTTTCCCGATTAATAATATAAACATCCGCCGGCGTATGTAATGCCCGAATACGTTTAGATGTGCTGCCGAGTACAGTGGAAATCCTTAAATGGCTTACGTTATCCCATTTTGCCGCCTCGCGCTGCCACGTTGCCTCGGCTACCTTTTTCGGGGCTATAATCAATACCTTCTTTACCTGAAACTGCCCGTACTTTAATTCGTTAATCGCGGACAACGTGATAATCGTTTTTCCAAGACCCATATCAAGAAATAGCCCGACAGCTGGATCTTGCACAATTCGATTCATGCAGTACTGCTGGTACTGATGCGGCACAAAATTCATACTGCGCCTCCGTTTTTTATCATTTTCTTCACGCGAGTTACATAAGTGTCTACGTCTTTCGCCCCGTATAACACTTCAACATGACACCCCAACGATCTTAAATGCGATATGCATATCTTCTGAAGAACACTAAGCATCCCCGTTTCAGATTTCATTTCTACAAATTCTACGTACCCTCCCGGGAGAATAATAATCCTGTCGGGTACCCCGGCGCTGCCGGGTGACGTAAATTTATAGGCCCTGCCACCCAGTTTTTTAATCTTGCTAACTAATAACTTTTCAGCATCTCTTTCCGAATGTTTAACTACTTGCATGATTTACCCTCCTTGCATGAAAATACTTTTTGTGTTCGCCTATATATGTATATAAAATTTTTATTCGCACGCGCGCAGGGGTCAACATTTTATTTTTATTTCTGGCGCGTAAGGCACAATTACCGTACACCTTGTTCAATACTCCTTGTTTTTCTAAACTCTTCATAACTATGTTCACGTTGTTCACGTTAGTTAGTTTAGATAGATATAGTCGTTTAACTGCCGTGAACTTTAGGCGTGAACAAACTTTTTTAATGTTCACGTTTTAGGTATAGCCTAATGGTTAAAATCTTCTTTGGGATTTCTTAAAATCCTCTTTAGTTCTCAATTAGACTGTGTTTTATTCTCAACAAGATCCTGAATGTGCACATTGAATGTTCACAGTACATTAACCGTTTATTAAGAATATTTATCCCCTAGCATGAATAGTTATTCTTTCAAAGCCTCGCTGTGTTCCACAATATCCATACCGCCTCCGGGATACATTTCTCTTCCATTCCGGAAGTTGGCATAATACTTGATTGATTTCCCGGGCGTCTGCCCGTTTCATGCTGCGGGGCTCGCCGCCGAGGCACTCGCACCAGATCTCCAGCGCGCAAGTCTTATCTCGCAGCTTTGTGCCAGTGATCCCCGTGGCGTTGCCGGACCAGTACATCCTCCGGGCTGCCAGTGACATGGAATCATATTCTATTGGAATTAACCGATCCAGAAAGTCCTGAATCAGGCCATCTTTTGCGCTGTCTTCGTGGTGTCTGTCTTGTTCCTGCTTAGCCATTGCTTCTATGGCGGGATCTTCAAAGTATATCGGTTCATGCTGTTTCCACCGCATCACGGCTTCTGCCCACAGCTGGTCTACTTCATCTGGTAGATCCTGCCATATGCTTTTCGTTACTGGTTCGACGCCTACGTCAATCGGCCAGAATCGACGGCTCCCAGTAGGATCTTTCAGAAAATCATGGTCGTTACATGTACCGAAAAATACACCTTTTCGGGGGTATCTTCCCGTGTGCCGGCCGTAGGGCTGCCGGTATACGTCATCACAGCGGGAAAGAAATTGCTTGATTTCGTTGTCCCCAGATTTGCTGTATCCTGTCATTTCTCCGATTTCGTTGATCCATATACCTTGTATAAGTTCCGCTGCTTCTTTCCCGTGAAAACTCTGCAGACTGTCGCTGTGCCAGCCTTTTCCGATTGTCCTCAAAAACGTGGTTTTCCCTATCCCTTGTGGCCCGATAAATACCGGAACGTAGTCATACTTACACCCGGGCGTCATGACACGGGCTACAGCTGCCGTAAAGGACTTTCTGGCCGCCCCGCGGGTGTACGGAGTATCTTTACTGCCTAAGTAGTCATGGAAGGCCGTATCAAGTCGATAAGCACCATCCCAGGACACGCTAAGAAGATAATCCTTGACATCGTTAAACCGTTGCTGCTCTGATACGAGCATAAGGGCTCCGCTGATTTTGTCGCGTCCTGTAATACCATATCTATCTTCCAAGTACCATGCGATCCCCGCGTCGTCCGTGTCTGTCCACTGACGTTTCAGGTCGCTGGTATTCCACGGTAAGCTGTCCAGCGCCAGCCCCCGGGTAGAGAACTCATCGATGGCGATTTTCCCTGCCAGTTCCGGGTCGTGGTTTAAAATTCGGATAATGTTGTCCATCGTTTTTTTCGGGCGTCCGGTGTTGTCGTCATATGCCAGTTTCGCCTCTTGCATCCAGTTGACACAGTCAGACGGTTTTTGGTCGTTACTGCCTGCGTCTGAAGAAAACACATCTGACGCATGAACCGCAGCAGTCATGTTGAGATCTGTCATGACAGCGCTGTCTTGCATGGCCAGCTTCTTCATCGCCCGATATGACGGGATTTGACTAATTGGCGTATTCTCTTTGACATTATCGTCATTGCTGCCGAACTTATGTATTCGGATAAGATCAAAAGCGTTAACCAGCTGCCCGCTGCAAGGATCTGTAGCATGATGGCTGTACAGGAACTTGTCATCGTCGTACAACACTGCCCCGGCTACGGTTGTTCCGCCGGTATATGTCAATCTGTCGGTATGGTCTGTTTCTGTGTATGCGTTCGGAATATAGGCTTGTATGGCGCCTCGGATATCGTACGTACGGCAAAATGAGCCGACGATTCCCTGTTTCTTTGTCGGGTCTGCCTGCTTAGATAGCAGTATCTTTGCTTTCAGTTCTTTCCCCGGTACCTGCGGCCATGTTCTCACGTCATGCCAGTCCTCGTACTGCCCTAAAATTCCAGTAGAACTGACAAATGGCGCGTCAGCATAATCAAATACGTATTCGCTGTCCTTGCTGCATCCGGGCCAGTACATAAGCCGTGATGCTTCAAAGGTCGTCGGATCGCAAAGTTCTATTCCGATCAAGCTGGCCAGTTTCCGTGCGATAGGTTCATACTCATCAGCGGTTACTGTCCTATCCAGCGGTATAATTACCCGGAGTCGTGGACGGTAAGGCGCATGAGACCGTGTAGAATAAATGGCATATCCGATTCCTAAGCTGTTTACCCGGCGGATAACGTTATCCGTTTCTCCGGTTGCGATGTTGTCCAGATCTAATGTAACCAGATCACGACCGGTAATTGCCGATGCTTTACGCTGCGGTCCTTTTAATGCGCCCCCTACAAAACCACCTATATCTTTCAGCGCCCCTTGCTGTGCTTTGCCCATCCGGAGATATTCTTCGTATAGCTCGGCTGTTCGCTGCGGCGTGCGTAGCTTTTCGATAAATTCCGACCACATGCACTCTGCCGCTGTCCATTGTTTAGACATGCGGCTGTTTCCGATGCTGATAGTCAGTTTTCTGTCGTAATTCAAGTACTCCCCCCCTTTCAGTCTTTTGTATAGTACGGGCTTATGAAGCCGTCAGCGTTAAGCAGCAGCCCCGGCGCCCACGGTATCGGTGCACACATAATTTGGTTAATCCTATCTATTTCATCTTCATGAATCTTATCTTTCGGTACTTCGAGTACCACTTCATCATGAATATGCATAAGCGGTTTGTATCCGGCTTTTACGAGTCGGTTGATTGCCAGCGCTAAACAGTCCCGCGCGATTGCTTGCGTAATGTTCTCTACTAGCTTACCGCCATAGGTTGATGTGTGGCTCCACTTGATTCCTGCCTGTACTCGGTAATGTAATGCAGGCTTACCAAATTGATTTTCGTTAATATAAGGCTGCGGGTAATATAGTTTTCGCCCGCTTGGCAGCTGTATCGTCAAGTAGTCATACCCGTATAAGAGATTACATTCTCGCGAAATAAGTATCCCGTGCGGAAGACCTACCGGGCGAGCGTCGGACATGACAGAAAGTGCTGCACCGTCTACGTCATACCAGAGGCCGCAGATGCGCGGATTAGCCCCGCGCCATCGATGGACAATATCCGGCAGTTCGTCTTCCGTAAGTCCCTGCTTCAGAGCGCCCATTGTAATAAGCGCCGGAGGCCCCCCTTGATAACCCAGCGCTAGTTCTGCCACTTTTCCTTTCTGCCGCAGGTGTCCGTTGATTCCGTGTTTTTCGACGGGTACGCCGAACATGCTGGACGCAGAAGCGCAATAGATATCTCCGCCTTTTGCGAAAACATCCTGCCGCCATTTCTCATCAGCGAGCCATGACAGTACGCGCGCCTCGATGGCTGAGAAGTCCGATACACAGAGCAGGCTCCCCTCCGGAGCGACGAAAGCCGCACGGATCAAATGAGATAAAGAAGTTGATATATGGCCGTACATAAGCTTGACACCGCGGGCATTTCCGTTTTTAACTAATCTGATGGCTGTATCCATAGCCACGGGCACGTCATGCGGTAAATTCTGCACTTGTACCAGCCGTCCTGCCCAACGCCCTGTTCGGTTAGCCCCGTAGAACTGCAGCACGCCGCGGATACGTCCGTCAGCGCACACAGCATTCTTCATAGATTCATATTTAGAAATACTGCTTTTTGCTAAAGCCCGTCGGATATGCAGTACTTCGGCCACTTGATCCTCTGCAATCTGCAGGCTCTCGGCCACGGTTTCTTTTGTAAGTTTTTCCAATTTCAGATCGGAGTTATCGTTAATCCACGTGAGTAGCTGATTGCGACTGTTCGGATTGGTAAGTCCGGTTATTTGTATGGCTTTTTCCACGAGTTCTGTCTTATGTTGATCGTCGATGGCCAGAGCTCCTCGAACTAGATCCATGTCAAGCTGAATGCCTCGTCGATTTAGTTCGTAATCGATGACCCAGTCATCCTGTACCCAGCCCGGTACGGGGTAGGCAGATAGCCGCCGGTAATCTTCCATTTCGGTAACTACATCCTGCGCGTTGTATTCTTTGAATAAATGCCACTTATCTATATCGTGTTTCGGTAAGTTGCGGGTTCGCCCCCCATTTCGTTTTGTCGGTTTACAAGGTACGCAGAAATAACGGATAAGTGCTTTGCCGGTGGATAATTTCCGTTTGTCCTCGGGAATACCTAACGCAGCACCTAAGAAAGCCAGCCCCACCGGGTAGCCAAGATATAAACCGTGAAGCATTGTACAGCGCCACTGCTCCGGGGAAGTAGCATATCCGTAGCGGTTGAGCCCTGTGATTTCAAATGACGCGTTATATGCGTGTTTGATAACCTCGGGATTATTCAGATCGGATATAACAGAATCTGGGATTTTCTCTCCTTGTGCCAGATCCACGACATGGACATCTCCGAAGTCGTAGGCATATGCAAAAAGCAATAATTCAAAGACGGGGGACTCGCAGTATTTAAACAGACCGGATTTTTTAATATCTACGTCTGAAAAAGTTTCAATGTCTATACTGAGGTGTTTCATAATGAGCCTTTCAGATAATAATGAAAGAGGCCCGGTTAAGGGCCTCCACTATTTACATCGGCTGCCCGGTTAATGGATTCACTTTCTGCACGGCAGAAGGCTGCGCAGCGGTAAATACGGATTTAGCAGTCGGCGCCTGTCCGCCTAAAGGTTCGCCGTCGGCAACTTTCTGCACGGGGCCGAGCCCACAGCCGATGCCTTTTTTACCTTGAAAGTTATACGGGAAGAAATTAACGGAGATATTAGCGTAGATACCACTGTAGATCTGTATCGGTGAAATAATCGGATTTAAATTGGCGTCTACTACCTCTACGGGCTTATCGGCGGCACTTGACGCAGTGAATACCCAATGGCCTTTACATTCAGGGCCGTATTCGGCGCCATTTTGGGTAAGTCCATCTCCGTCATGTACTGGGGTGGCGACGATAGCCGGGGCTACGCCGTTCCATTTACCGGTAATTCCGTTTGCTTTAGCGGCTTCGATAGCACGGTCAATTTCCGCCTTTGTCGCAATGTCCGTTTTCGGTACGAGAATTGTCGTTTGGTACTTCGCCTCGGCGCCGGGTATCCGTGCATAGGCTTTTAAAATGTGTACATAGCTGAGTCTGACATTTCTTAATACGATGTTTGTGTTTTCCATGATTAGTTACCTCCTACAGGTTTAAATATATCTTTTGCTGATACTACATTGCTGATTGCTTTTCGTTTGTCTGATTCCGGTGCCAGTGTCGGCTTTCCGGGGTTTTTAATTACGTATTTACTAAGTAGGGTTTCAAATACTTTTTTACCTACGATTTTCTCCGTCTGTGCCAGCGTGGCTGGTACGCGACTGTACAGTAGTGATTCATCAATTCCGTTGTCCGTGAGGACTTTAAACGCATCATCGGTACTCGTGAATACGCGGCTGCCGCGGCCTTCTACGGCTTTCCAGCCCGGTACTGTTTTACCAGAAAGGCAGCTGGAGAGCGCGTATGCCTGCAGATCTTCCGCCCATTTTTTGAGCGCCCCGGCTTTCTTGAGGTATTCCCCCAGCTCCGCCATCGTGATTAGCGCGGGATTGGCATTTGCTTTCGCAGTTTCTGTTAAAGCGGCGTAATATTCGGACCGTGCTTTGCATTGAGCCCTTGCCCGGCAGAAACGGCAGTGTTCGCCCGGATGAAATTCCCCTGGCCCCTCAAATGCCTCTTTTGCTTTTGGTTTAACTACGGAATTACCCCATTCCGTGAGCGCAGCGCGTGAGAATGTATCTGTTCCTAAGATTTTCAGCCGCGGCTGCACGATGTGAATGTGGATTGTTTTAAACTGATACAGCAGCCCGTATTCGGACAGAGCTCCCAGAGCGTATAGCTTCAGCTGCGGGTTATCTTTGGCGTCTACCGGTACGCCTTTACCGTATTTAAAATCCACAACATGCAAGGCGTCTGGTGTCATGATTAGGCAGTCGGCAGTGCCGAAGCCTTTCGGAACGAACTGGCTGAAATCAACTTTTTTCTCAGCTATTACGTAGGGCTTTGTGTCATAAGCCAGCATGATCTGCTTAATGCAATCCAGATATTCCTCCGTATAGCCATCCATTTCTTTTTGATATAAGGGATCTTTTTTCAGTTTATTCATCCGCCGGGTAAAAGTGGCGGGGCTCATCGGCTCGATAGCATACCGCCGTAATTTCAGTTCGGCGATCGAGTGTGCTAGCGTTCCTTCGCGGGCAAATTCACTGGTTGTGTCGGGGAACTCTGCTTCCAGCCTCGCTGATGCCGTGCATACGAGCCATTTATGCGCTCCGGAAGCGCTTAACAGGGCGTGTTGTGTCATAACTTAGCCCCCAGCGCGCGGAGCTTAACTGCCAATTCGCCGTACTTTTCCTGTGGAATTTCCATCATGGAAGCTACTCCGAACTCTTGAATAATCTGAGTCAGTTCCGGTACTTTTCCTGCGTCCATCAGCGGTCCGCAGGCTGCAAGAATTTCAGCCTGTGTGTATTCTTTAGCCGGGGCTACTGGGACAGTGGGGGCTTTAGCTGTCTTAGGTGCCGAATCGGGTATCTTAACCTTGCTGATCTGCGGGGCAGCAGTACTTGCAATAGTTACCTTTTCCGGCGTAACTTCTACAGTACTTCCCTTTGGGGCGGCTGTATTTTTCAAAAATACCTGCATTTCGCTAAGTACTTCGGCTGCGGATCCTTCAAATGTTACTGTCATCATGATTTTCCTCTTTCTGGCAGTTAAGCACTGCCTGCTTAAAATAAGATTCTTTTAATTCAAAGCCCATAGTCCGGCGCCCCATCTGTAAAGCTACGATGGGAACACTGCCGATACCGGCAAACGGATCTAAAACAATGTCGTTCGGATTTGTCCAGAGTTCCAGACAGCGGGCTATTAAATCTAGCTGTAGCGGACAGATATGCCGTTCGTCTTTTTCATCTCTGGCGGCGGTTCGGTTTAGCGTGTTGCTCTGCCGGATATCCATCCACACCGGAGACGCATACCGCCGCCATACTTGATGGCTATAAACGGGTTCGGTATTATACTTTTCTTTCTTAGCTACTAGATCTGTGTCCGGTTCTGGCCTTGCACCTTTTATACCTTTCGGTTCATCTTCACCGTAAAAGCGGCTAAGCCCGGCTTCGTGGCTGACTGGTTCCGGATTGCCCCCCGGTAACCGGAAAGTCAATACATAATCCGGCAGCCCCATTCGGCACATCGCGGAGTCTTTACACAGCTGTTTATGCATAAGCCCCAGTGCTTTTGTCCGGGTAGCCTCTACTAATGGGTCTTTCCAGACGACAACGCGGCTATGGTAGATAAAGCCCGCATTTTCAAATTCCCGAATTAGCTCTCCGGGAAAATCCTTAAGCCCGATAACGCCATCTCGGCTTTTCATTTTCGGAATATCCATGCAGTGCACGGACACCAGCCGCCCAGGCATGATGACCCGTGCCAGTTCTTTTACTAGAAAAAGAAAATGCTGGTAGAACTGATCATCTCCCGTGCTGTTGCCCAGGTCACGGTCGCTGTTGCTATACGTATATAAGCTGCTGAACGGCGGAGAAAATATTGCATAATGTATGCAGTGATCCGGCAAGCCCTTAAGTATTTCTATAGAGTCGCCGTTGTACAGGGATACTCTGTTTGATACATATTGATCAATTACTTTCAAGGGTTACGCCACCTCCATCTCTGTCCATTTTGGTAAAATCATATCGACGCTGGGCTCGTATTTTGCCATAACGCGACAAGTTGCTTTTAGTTCTTCCTTGACGGCCTGCTTTGTCAGTGTAATCATGGCGTCTCGCATTTTACGGCTGTCTGCTTCTTTGCGTTCGATGTTCTCTTTCACACAGCCTTCTTTCGCGGAGATGATGATGTACACATCCACCGCTTTCTTTTGCCCGAATCGCCAGCATCGTCTTACCGCTTGATAAAATTGTTCATAGCTGTCGGATAGCCCTACAAAAATGACATTGCGGCAGTTTTGCCAGTTCATCCCGAAACCTGCGATGCTCGGTTTTGTGATTAGACATTTCAGCAGCCCCACAGAAAAACCTGTCATAGCGTTTATTTTATGCGCTCCTTTATCTGCGCCTTTTACTTCCTGTGACAGATTGCATACCCGGTGAAGTTCTTCCGATTCCGCGTTGAGATCACACCATACGAGCCACTGCTCCGTGCTGTTATTGACCAGTTCCGCTGCCGCTTGGCAGCGGTCTTGCAGTGATTCTTTCCGAGCGGATCGCCTTTGCGTCAGAGTTAGTTTTTCGGTTACCGGGGCATCGCCGTCAACAACGACTTCGTGCATGCGGATTTCAGGAAGCGTGTAACCCTCGTCTTCGTAGCCTAAGCTTGCCGGGTTATCCAGAACGACAGCCCAGCTGGCCATCCATCGCCAGAAGCTAGTTTCCGCATGGCCTTTGAGCCGCCACTTAGACGTTTCCCCGCTGTCGTGAACGAAGTACATAGACAGCATTTCCGTCCGTGACATAATTCCTAAGAATTCAGAATGATTGCCAAGTTCCATAAAATCGTTTGGTGCGGGTGTAGCTGTGCAGGCTAACCGGTACGGTGTACGGCTGAACGACTCGATCAGTTGATTTCGGACTTTGCCGGTAAACGATTTCAAGATAGACGACTCATCCAGCACTACTCCTGAGAAAACTGACGTATCAAAGCGATCCAGCTTTTCATAGTTCGTAATATTAATTCCCGGGGTTACGTCTTCTGCTTTTTCGCAAAGGTGGACAGGGATCCCAAAGCGCTGCCCTTCGGCTACCGTCTGCGCGGAAACCGCCAGCGGGGCTAAAATCAAGACAGGTTTTCCTGTATGCCGCGTCACCTCATATGCCCACGAAAGCTGCATCAGAGTTTTTCCAAGTCCACAATCGGCAAAAATAGCGGCGCGGCCCTTAGCAAGTGCCCAGCGGACGATATCCCGCTGGAAGTCGAACAGGTTAGGATGAAGATTTTCTGCGGATATTTCAAACCCGTGACTTTCAGTTATTCGGCTTTTTGAGTCAATAAAAGTTTTGTAGTCCATTGTCTTTTCGCTTTCTTTGTAGTATCCTTGAGACAGAAGTTTTTCTTCTTTGACCCTTGACCAGTGGCTGCTGTTCATGGGTCTTTTTCATGTCCGCGCAATCGTCGGGTATGCAGTATCCGTAATGCGGGCATCCTGTGCATTCAAACAATATAATCGCCTCCTTCCCTCTAGCGGATCATGTCTAACAACAGGCGGATTTCTCTGCCGACTTTCATCCGTTCAGCAAAAGTTTCTTGCCCGCGGAAATCTTCCCGGTAGTACTCCAGCATTTCCAGAACAACTTCGAGCCGAAGTCCGCCGATTCCTTTTTCTGATTGGTCTTTATACGGCATGAGAATGGTTACTTCGCTGTTATCCTCGATCTGGATGTACCCGTGGTCTCTAAGCCGTCGTTTCATGACGCCTACGGCTCGGTAATCCGTGTCCAGCAGTTCCGCGGCTTCCTGATCTTTAATCGCGCGATTGTCTACGTACAGGTCGTATAATCTGTTTATCTTTGTCTTTTTCATAGATTCTCCTTTCTATATGCGTTGCAGGTCGTTACCGGCGAAAGTGAAAATCGGTAAGCCTTTTACTTTTGCCGCAATATACTCTGCCCGGCATCCTGCTGAGGTTTCCCACCGCCCCGTTAACACGAGAGCATCACACCGGAGAAGCAAGTTTACGCAGTCGCCGATTGCTGCTACCTGATCCGCCATCTCATAATCCAGGTAGCCCCAATTGTGAATTGGTGACACTAAGGTATGCCGGGGCAACAGTTTTTGCAGTCTTGACAGATGGATCTCCGCACGGGAAACATTATCTAAATCTCCACCGAAAGGGTGCGCCACATACAGCACAACGTATTTATTAATGATTGGTTGCATAATCGGATTCATCTTTTGATATAAACCTCCTTATACCGTCTCCCGAATTGAATGGCGTCCTCATAACTTTCCATGAAAATATCGATACAATTATCTATGCCGCAGCGGTCGTTTACGATGTATTCCACGCCGTCAATAACGACGACTGTACCGAACGGCAGGAAGTTACAAGCCACCCCGCCGACGTGGACAGTTTCGCCCGTTGCGGTGATGGTACCGCAGTCATACGGTGTATAAGCGCTGCACTCTGCGATGAGCCATTCCGCATGCGCCGCGAAGGGCGCTAACAATGTGAATAAAATAGTTAATAGTCTTCTCCGCATTCATACATCTCCTCTCTATAATTCATGTCTTCAACGGCGACCGTTAATGTCTCTAAGTGATTAGCTAACGTTTCAAAGAAATCCATTACACGCCATTTTTACCTCATCTCCTTTACTCTGATAACGATTTCTGTCCCCGGCTGAACATTGCCTGGGTTGCTGATGTGATTTTCTTTCAGTGCGTTGTAGACCACTTCCCTGACGTCGTCTTTGCTGCTTGCAACTTTCGCGCAGGCATCCCAGACGTTCTCGCCGTTTCGGAGTGTCACTTTATACGGCACCGTCTTTTCCGGCGGCTGTACTGCGTAGCCGGCTAAGAGAACGATTGCTGTAAATGCGATTAAAAACGTACGCATGATGTTTTCTCCGCTGCGGCGATAATCAGTACGACGGACAGGAAAAGCCATAAATAGATTATTAATCTGTCAATCATGTTGAATCCTCCTGTTCTTTCGATAAGCTCATAATCCACTTCGCCAGCTTGTACTCGTGAAAATCCGCTTCTTCTCCCGGCGGTTGATAACTGACTTCGATAACCGACGGAAGATCGTCTGAAACTCTCAAATTTAATCACCTCGATTTTTTCTGTTCTTCTCTCCGTTGAGCCGCCCGGCTTATTAGTTGTCGAGCATAACACAGTTCACAATGGATATAGCAATAACAACTTGTTATTTGCGGGCGGCTCAACGGAGAGAAGAAATTGATATGTTTTTTGCTTTACTAATATAGTGATTTTAAATCACCTTATTGTGCAAAAAAAATTTGGTCTCTTTCAGCGGCGGACAGAGATAGAAGACTTTGAATCTTTTTAATTTCAGTCGCTTTAAATTCTGATTGATTTGTTATTTTCTTCCACAGTCCCGCTTCAGATAATGCGAGTGCAGCTGCGATCTCTTTTTTTGATTTACCAGATTTCGCAATCGCGCCTTCCAACTCGGCGGTATTCGTCATATGGGTTCCCTCCTTTCTGATATTTTGTCGTGATTTTTAATCACCAGACACAGTATAACCCTTTGTTTCTGAAAAGTCAACATTTTTTTATGAATTTTAATTTTTGTTGATTTTTCGTAACCAAAGTAATATAATCTTTGTTAGGAGGATTTTAAACATGACATTAGGTGATAGGATACGATCGCGCAGGGAAGAACTGCGAATGTCACAAGAAGAACTGGCTACACGATTAGGTTATAAATCCCGATCGACAATCGCTAAAATAGAAAGTGGCGAGAATGATTTGACACAATCTAAGATAGTAGCATTTGCCGAAGCGTTAAGCACTACTGCTCGCTGGCTACTGGATTATGATGATTCAGACACGACACTCCCTCCCGGCGCTCACCACCCGCAATTTAAAAAAGTGCCTATGCTCGGCTATGCAGCGGCAGGACAGCCGCTTGAAGATCTCAATCAAGATACGCCTTACTATGACGTAGATAATAAATATAACGTAGATTTTTGCATTACCGTCCGTGGCGACAGTATGATCAATGCGGGGATAAACGACGGCGATATTGTTTTCATAAAATCTATGCCGGAAGTCCCAAATGGTAAAGTGGCCTGTGTCGAAATAGATAATGAAAAGGTTTGTCTAAAACGTTTTTATAAATCGGCAGACGGTATAATGCTCGTGTCAGAAAACCCAAAGTATCCGCCGATACAGCTTAACCGATTTAACTGCCAGAGTGTTAAAATTTTAGGCTTAGCCGTGTTGCGGCAGTCGGAAATTCATTAGTAGGGGGTATCAAATGCGAAGTTATAAATTCTTTTTATCGTGTATCACCGCTGTTTTAATATCTTTTGTACATGTTTCGATAAGCTACGCACACGGAGATTTTACGGTTTTAACTTCTGAATCTTTTGATCAAACGTGGCAGAAAGGTAAAAATATAAAAAAGCACGGTTCACTCGAAGCGCCCAAACACTACGGCCTCGAAATGCGTCAAGGCTCTGGCGGGGCTAATCAAGTTGTTCTTGTAACACCATACACTGCCGCTCTCTATATATCATCAACGGAAGACATGCGATTACTGCGTATCCCTGATGAATTTAAGGCTTACCTATTAGCTAATCAGAACATTTTATGGGTGGCGACCACATGGGATAATAACACGGTGCGGAATAGTAGCGGAACGGTAAAGCATTTTGCTCTAATAAAAAACGGAAAGCGCATATACCCCAAATATCAAATTCCGCAAATATTATCTGATTTACTCCCGGCGAGTAATTGCGCATCTTATTTCGGTTTTGATCGAGAACAGATATTGAATGGCCCGTACGAAGTCAGATATGTGAACACGCAGGGGGATTTGATAACCTTTGAGGTTACTGTTGAACAGATCCAGAAAATGATTGAAGATGAAAAAAGTTTTAACGCATAGCATGTAAAAAATCCCGTTATCATACTGCCATACGATAACGGGAGAATGTAATAACCCACCCACGGGCTGATTACTATTATATTATAACACGATCAGCCCATTTCTAAAAAAGGAGCTGATTTTTTTTTATGCTTAGAGCCGCTTTATACGCCAGATTTTCTTCTGAAAACCAACGCGAAGAATCTATTCTTGCGCAATTCAGAGACAGTACTGAATACTGCAAAAAGCACAATTACGCTATTGTTGCAAAGTATGCCGATGAAGCAAAATCAGGCACTACGACCATCGGCCGTGAACAGTATAAACTTATGCTAAAAGATGCACAAAAAGGGAAATTTGATATCGTCGTATTTCACAAAATAGATCGCAATGCCCGGAATGAGCTCGACTATTACATAACAAAGCATAAGCTGGAAGAGGCAGGTGTAAAATACGCTTACAGCCGGCAGGATATCGACAGCACGTCCCCCGAAGGGCAGATGATGGAGTCTATGCTGGTCGGCATGGCCGCTTACTATTCGCGGAATCTTTCAAACGAAATTAAAAAAGGGCTCCGCGAAAATGCAATTCAAGGTAAGTGCACTGGTGGGAGACTGCCGTATGGTTTTTCTGTTGATGCCGATAAAAAGCTAATTATCAATGAAAAAGAAGCGGCCGCGGTTCGTATGATTTTTGACTGGTACTCCGCAGGTGTCCATTACGGCGTTATACGCAAGCGGCTTTTTAATGCGGGGTATCGAAACCGCGCAGGAAAAGAATTTACCATCGCTTCTATATACGAGATTCTGCGCAATCGAAAATACGTCGGGGACCTCTATCTCGGCAAAACGCTATTCCGCAAAGGAAAGCGAAATACTCATCAAGTAAGCGCTAATGTACAGTATTTTGAAAATGTTATTCCGGCCATTGTTTCAAGAGAAATTTTTGAGGAGGTGCAGGTTAAATTGGATCAGAATAAAAGAAGATCAGGTGCAGGAAATGCAAAAGCAATCTACGCATTGTCCGGACTTATACACTGTGGGCAGTGTGGATCTGCTATGGTCGCACACTCGACGAAAAACAGCCGCGGTATAAAGAGTTATTACTACAGATGTCCAAAAGGACGTCTTCTCGGAGAAGAAAAGTGCCCGCAGAAATTTATCAATCGCGATGATATTGAAAGCGCAGTATACCGGCTAATCCGCAAATTATTTACGGCTCCGGATGCGCACGACCAGATAAAAAGAATTATTGCTAAAAACAACATGGGCGTCAAAGTTCCGGACTATACAGACCGGGTAAAAAGGCTAAAAAAGCAGGAGAGCGATGCTTCTAAGCGGCTTGATAAATTATACGATTTGTATATGACCGACCGGGAAGATGAATTTACATCCTCAAAAATGGCGCAAATCAAGGAAGAAATACTGCGGCTCAGGACGCAAATTAAAGAAGCCGAAGACAGACAGGCTATCGCACAGTCTACAACCTTTGATATTGATAAAATCATTGATACTTTTCAAAAACAACTCAAACAAAAACAGAGTCCCGAATTTATCAAGACCCTGTTTGAGCTTGCCGTTAAAAACGTGACCGTTTATCCCGACAAAATAAAAGTGGTTTTGTTGGTGACCCAAGAGAGATTCGAACTCCCGACACCTTGA